ACAATAAGCGTAAAATGCCTGTCTTTATAGTAGGCTTCGCTCGTCCCAAATGGGATAACTAAGGAGATCAAATGATTAACATTCCACCAAAGGTATGGACTGTCCTTACTCAATGGGGACACGTAGTAGTCGGTGCTGTGACAGCCGAGTACATTCTGCACCACAACACATCACTTAAATCGCTTAGCGCAGCAGGAATTGCCGCACTTGTTCCGCTAATTTATCGTTGGGCAAACCCAGCAGATACATTCCCACATCCGTCCGTTGCTCTTGTTGCAGCAGACACCGCCGTTAAAACTACAGTAGAAGGATCGGTTTAATGCAACCAGGAGTAAGAGATCCAAAGACACTGACAGGTACCAATGCTAAACACGCACAGGCAATTCTTGATTATTCAGAGAAATACCACGACCAACTTAAACCTCATCAACATTACGGACAGACTCTTAAGGCTGATGGCGTAACACCACACATCTATTGGGACCAAGGGTTTAACGACCAGTATCCTGATGGAATCCCAACTGACGCTGGCGCACCTCACGGTGGAAACACCGTAGCTTAACCTAAAATAACAAAGCCCCGCTTTCTCTTCGGAGATCGCGGGGTTTATTTTTTTTGCCCTTTTCCGTTAACTCGCTTCACTGCTTACGCTCGTATGGTTGGGGCGCGAAGCGCCTATCCCTACCTCGCTTCTGGGCTTACGCTCGGTAGCCTACCACATAGGCAAAATTAATTCATCGGCGTGTCGCTTACGTTTGGGCACTTTCACGCCTGTGTTAGAGTTCACCTATGAACGAACAACCAACTATAGGACACAGATCTTTTTCATCATTCACCTCTTGGATTCGCTGCGGTAAATCGTGGGAATTAGAGCATCATCACCAGCTTGGTGGTTTATTGGTGGCTCTGCTGTACATTCAGCCATTGAGAAATTTCTTCTTGCAGAATTTGAAAGATCTCAAGACAAGTCAACCACTACGGATATACCTTTTTAGCAATGGCAAAAGACATTGCTAACCTGCGGGCAACCAAGGGTAGTGAGGGTGATTACCGATCACTTGGCCCATTAAGAATTTGCCCTTGCGGGTCAGACCTTTGGAACGTTAAGTGCAAGTTTGATACGGATGGAGAAATTGGAATTTATTTTTTAGATATGTGTTGCACTCTTTGCGATAGTTTTGCAGTTGCCCCTATGCCAGATTGGAAGCAATAATGTTTTTTAATTTAAGGTGCTCGCTTGGCTTTCATTACTGGGAAGATTACATTAACGATGAGTTTAACGAAGATTTTATTTTTATTAAAGATACTCAGATGTGTGAAATATGCTGGAAAGTTAAAATAATATAGTGGGACGCAAGCACGCAAAGATCATTAGCCAAGACGCTTTTAAGCGAGCTTTTATAGAGGGTGAGATGGTAATGCGGTTGACCTTGGGCGCTAGGATTCAAACTATTATGGACGCACAAAGCAATGAAGATACCAAGGCTGGTTTACAACTAGCCAAAGATATTGTCTATGGAAAGGTGGAAAGCGTTAATGACTTGGGATAATATATGGGAAGAATCTTTTATTGCCGAGATTGGGTCAGTAGAAGAACGCACTGGTACCAACCCGATGGACTGGCGTGTTGCTGGTAGTGCGACTAAAGCGTGGCCCGATAAGGAGAACAAGGCTTGGTGGGATGAGAATGGTCGCAAGATGTTTTTTGATTTTATTAATATGTGGCAAGGATCTGGTATGGAAATTTGGCAATCACCAACTGGTGTATCTGGGGTAGAGATTGAGTTTAATAATTATTTTGGCAAAACTCTTATTAAGGCTTTTGCTGATCTTGTTGCGGTAACACCAGATGGAGAAATAGTTGTCATAGATTTTAAGACAGGAAAGTCTACGCCTGATTCTTCAATGCAACTTGGAATCTATGCCAGCTTAATGGAAATGCAGTTTGGCATAAGGCCAACAAAGGGGTATTATTACTCTGCTCGCAAGGCGGAATGGAAGGAATCTCCTGGCTTGGAGCGCTGGACAATTGGTATTCTCACAGAGTTGTTCTCAAAATTTGAGACTGCTATTGAGAATGAAATCTTTTTACCGAACGTTGGTATGGGATGCGGAACCTGTGGAGTAAGAGATTACTGTTACGCGCAGGGTGGACAACTTGCAGAACTATATGACCCACTAGCAGATAAGAAATAAGGAGAACTATAATGGCAACAGAAGGAACAAAGTTTCAAGTCAACTTTAAGTTGAATGATGGGACACTCATTAACCTATATGCAACCACAAGTCAAGAATTGGAATCACAACTTGCGGTTATTCAAGATTCAGCATCACTTATTGGTTCTGTTTCTGGATCATTGCACGGTGCTGGCGCAATTTCAGCGGTTGTTGCTGGAATGGGCGCTTCAATGATTGCACCACCAACACCTTCATACACAGCGAGCGCACCAACTGGTAACTCTTGCAAACACGGCGCTCTTGTTCACCGTCAAGGTGTTAGCCCGAAGAATAACCAGCCTTGGCAGGGCTACTTCTGTCCTTCGCCAAAGGGAACATTGGACCAGTGCCCACCTCAGTTCGCTAAGTAGCGCTTTGTGCTGTCGCTTACCCAAGCAGCAGCGAAAAGCACTGACAACTTTCAATTGCTGCCAGACCTACTCCCAACGTTGCAAAGCGAAGGGATTAGGTTTCGCAGAGGTCAGGTAACAATGATTGCTGGCGCACCCAATGCTGGCAAATCTCTCCTGGCTTTGTGGATGGCGGTCAAGATGGAAGTGCCTACGCTTTACATCTCTGCTGACACTGATGCGTACACCACTGCTATCCGAGCTTCTGCTTTAGTGACTGGTCACCAGACACATACTGTAGAGGAAGCGTTTACAACTGGTAATGGTAAAGAGTTTTATTTAGATCAACTAGAGAGCATCAACCATCTTAGGTTTGACTTTGCTCCCAGTCCTACATTGGATGAGATTGATCTAGCCATTCAAGCATACGGTGAATCCTTTGGGCAGTTTCCACACCTAATTATTATTGACAACTTGATGAATGTTCTTTCGCTACACAATGATGAGTGGGCTGGTTTGCGCGAGATTGCAAAGGCTATGCACCACGTTGCACGCGAGACTAGCGCAGCTTTATTTCTTTTGCACCACACATCAGAGAATGAAGGCAGGCCAGAGTTTCCCCCTAGCCGCAAGGCCATTCAGGGGAAGATTGCCCAATTGCCCGAAATGATTATTACGGTAGCACTGGTACCCCATACTGGGGAGTATCGCATTGCCTGTGTAAAAAACCGATTTGGAAAACACTCAGCAACTGGTAACCAATTCATTACTTTACAAGCGGATGCAAGTAGAATGACGATCTATGAGGATAGAAGAACTCAAATGATTGCTGATAATTGGAGAGGTTTTAATGCTAATGAAGAGCAAGATGGTGGTTGGTAATGAGTGCCAAAAACAAGGCTAAGGGTTCGCTGTTTGAGACGAGCATACTTAAATGGCTACGGCGCAAAGGTGTTACAGCTGAACGGCTTAGGCTGGTTGGCAAGGATGATGAGGGTGACATCGTTTGTATGGTTGCTGGTCAACCGTATATCTTTGAATTGAAAGCTACCGTTAAGATGGACCTGCCACAGTTCTGGCGAGAGGCTTGTGTTGAAGCAGCCAACTACGCCAAGGCTCGCAACCTTGATGCTGTACCACCTGCCTATGTAATTGTTAAGCGCCGTATGGCAGGGCTAGATCAGTCGTGGGTAATTCAAGATCTTAACCAATGGTTAAAGGTAAACAATGGTATTGAAGCCTGACCTTGGTGCTGTCTTAAGTCATTATGGGATAATCCTTATGGACAGGCACGGATGGATACCTTGCAAGTGTGTAGTGCACGATGACACACACTCAAGTGCGGCATACAACTTAGATTCGCAGGCGTACAACTGCCTAGTTTGCAACCTATTGGGAGATGTGTACGATCTCGTAGCCCGCAAAGAAAACATTAAGGAGTTTGCAGATGTTAAACGAGAAGCAACGAGAATTGCTAACGGAAACAGCAGGCAGATACTCAACCGCTCTAACGCCGCAGGCTCTCTTATACCTAAAGGCACGGGGCATAACTCAAGAAATAGCAAGTTTATTCCTTCTTGGAAGCGTAGATGAACCCAGTGCTGGGCACGAACACAGCGTTGGCAGGCTAAGTATTCCCTACCGAACCCCAGCGGGCGTGGTAGGTATGAAGTTTAGAAGCATAGATGGCACTTCACCCAAGTATCTCTACCCCACTGGTCAAAAGGTGGGATTGTTTAATGTGGTTGATCTTCATTTGCACAGCGATACGATTGCTATTTGTGAGGGTGAAATTGACACGATCATTCTATCGGGCGTTGTGGGTATACCTGCGGTTGGGGTTGCAGGGGTATCCCAATGGAAGCCTTGGTTTCCAAAGCTGTTTGAGGCATATGACCGCGTGCTTGTCTACGCAGATAATGATGTTAAAGAGGACGGACACAATCCTGGTCAAGATCTGGCAAGAAGGATTAAAGATGACGTAGAGCGAGCTGAAATTATTCATATGCCAGACAACACGGATGTGAACGAAATGTACCTTATGTCTGGT